ATATATTAGAACCTTCTAAAGAAGCTTCTATGCAAAGTTTTTCCGAGAAAAACGTTTGCGCTGCAGCAGAGCCGCAAAAAAGTTCTGAGAAGAAGAAATCCAAGAAAGGCGAAATCGACTACGCAGCCATCAAGGACTACTGGAACGAGCAGCACGACAAGACCAACAGCGCAATGCGAAGGCTGACGCTAATGACGGAAAACCGCAAGGAGGCAATCAGAGGAAGGCTCAAGGACTGCAAGGGAGATATTTCCAAGATTTACCTGGCCATCGACAAGGCTATGGCAAGCGACTATCTGAACTCAGGGCATTCCTGGGCATCATACGACTGGGTAATGACAAGGAAGTATTTCCCGAAGGTGCTGGAGGGCAACTACGACAACACCAAGCCAGCCGCAAGCCAGCCGCCGCAATCGGCAGAAGCCAGGGCGCAGGATCCAGCGGCAACGGCAAGACCGAGCATCGGGGAACGCTACGAGCAAGCCAAGCACCAGAAGCCAGTTGTCCAGCAGAGCCAAGACGATAAGTTCCGATGGGTAATCCAGCAGAATCTTGACGATTTGAAGAAGAATCCACGGAACAAGCCAGCAAATGATTCGCTTGCGAGATTCTACGAGAAGGGAGTTCTGCAGCGGCTGGGCATCGACTGGAAGCCCGAAAAATAACGAATGAGGGTAGAATAAGCCGCTATGAGCCGTTTTTACGCTCCGGGCGGTAAACTATAAGGCAAACAGATTTTAAACGCTTAAAACGAAAGAATTATGGCAGATTACAATTCACAGAGCATTGACATCGATTTGGAGGAAATGTTCAACAATTTATCGGATGAAGACCAGGAGGAATTCTTGGTCGACATGTTCCGAAACTTATCTGACGAAGACATCAGAAAGAATGTTGTAAAGGACAATATGTTTTATATTGACAATGATACAACTATCGACATCATTGCTAACGCATTCTGGAGCATGAGCAGTTCAGACCAAAAAGATACTGCCGAGCGCATCGCGGACGTAATGACACCTGAGCAGCGTGAGGCATTTATTGAGTACATCAAGGGGATTTAGCTATGGAAGAAGAGAAAATAATAACCCACGAATGCAGAGCCGCAGGGCTCGTCTTCGAGACCGTGAGCGACTGGACGGACTGGTTGAAGGAGAACAGCTACGACATCAAGAAGCCAGTGGCAGAGCATGACGGATTCAAGTTTAACATCAATGATGCTTGCATCAATCCACACGTTTACGCAGCCTACGAGGTTGACAACCATTACAACTGGAAGGTCAAGACCGCCAATACGCAGTACGGCTGGATTTGGGGCTATGACATCAGCACCGGAAATGGAGGAAGCGTAACCCCGGCAGTCTATCCGAGCCGCTACGACAGATCGGCAATCTTCTACGAGACAGAGGAGCAGGCAGCACACGATGCTCTAAGCTTCATCATCAGACAGTTGGAGTGGAAGCCGAAGACCAAGAACAACGGCATCCTTCTGTTGGAGGCTAAGAAGAAGCGGGCAGACATCGTTCATCCACAGATGGAACTTTTTAAATAGTTATCTATGAACAGAGTTAATAATATCATACTTGTCCGTGAATGCGGTCTTCATCATCTGTCAGTTGGCGACAGAGACATCTGGCTGGCAGATGATGAAATCAAGGCTCTAGAATGTATCCTAAAGGATTACAATGCGGACACGAACAATTTTAAACGTAGTTGAAAATGAAGAAGATAGAAATCATCACGGACAGCCACCGCCATCACGTATACGTTGGCAGCACCGACTTCTGGCTCGATACCCTGGAGCTGGTGGAACTGTACAAGAAACTGGGACACGTCAAGCTGTAACAGACAAAAGAAACAAGAGTAACAAACAATAAAAAACATTCAGATTATGGGACAGAAAGATATGGATATTTACGAGATTTTGAAGGGTGTGCCTGTTGGCACTAAGTTATATACGCCAATGTGTGGAAAGGTTGCGTTCACTTATCTTGCATCCAGCAAGGAAACAATCGGGACTAAGGATAAGTACGGACCTCGTTACTTCGACAAGAACGGCAGATGGATGGAGGGAGGAGAAGTAATGCTTTTCCCATCCGATAAAATGAGAGATTGGAGCAAGTTCGCCTGGAAAAAGGGAGACGTGCTGGTTTCCAAAAAAGAAGGTGCGCATATTATCTTCGAGAAGTTTACAGATGATACATACACCATTTTTGCCGGTAAGTATTATTATCGCAAAGCTGGCAAGAAAGGATATTCTTACCTCAGAGAATGCAATAATGCCAGTACGGAATGTTTCGCTGCCGAAACCGAGGATGCAGCCAAGACCTACATCAGCTTCATCGAGAAGCGATTGGGCGGAAAGCTGAACCGTGAGACCCTGGAAGTAGAGAAGCCGAAGAAGAAGCCGAAGAAGAAGCCAGTGTTTGAGTTGGGCAAACTCTACGTTTTCAATGAGAATGACGAGGACGGAGAGCTGACAATCATCGGCAAGCTCATCGGCAAGAACGAGAGCGAGGACACGCTGACATTCGGCAACCAGTACGAAATCGAGAACGAGAAGTTCGTGACCGACCAAGCCTTCAGCCTGCGTATCAGCGTGCACGTGGAATTGCGAGAAGCAACAGAGGATGAAGCCATCACGTTCCATTCGGCTTGCTCCCTATGGAAGAACCAGGAAAAGAAGAGCAAGGAGCAGCCTTGCTTCAAGCCTTTCGACAAGGTGTTGGTAAGGAGCGGAAGAGGATTCAATTGGTATCCAGCGTTATTTGTTCGTGACCGTGGAGAGAATTCTGCGAGAAGATACACCGCCTTGCCTATCCACATCGGTACAGCAGCAGACTTCACTCAATGCATCCCATACGAGGGTCATGAGAATTTTGCCTTCACTGACTACGACTTCGTAGACTTACCATTCTAGGACGTATGGCGAGTGAATTATGCAAGGCTTGCGAGGGAGGAAGAAACTGCATCAACGGCAGGTACTGCCCACCTCGCAGGCAATATGTTGAACACCAAGACATCAAGGAATGCAATGGTAATGACGGTAGAAGAGCGCAAGAAGAAAAAGGCTGAGTATCATAAGAGATACTATCACGAGCACCGAGATGAGATTCTTTCCAAGAGCAGGGAGCGGAGAAAGGCAGCATATATGGCTGACCCTGCCAGATTTGCTGAATATACCAAAAAGTACGAGATGAAGAATCTCGAGAAGACGAAGGCATATAGAAGAAGCTATTATTTGAAGAACCGTGAGAAGATACTTGCGATTGCAAAGAAATGGCGCAAAGAACATCCGGAAAGAGTCAAGGCTAACAACAAGAAGAACTACGATGCAGAAAAGCAGAGAAGGTCGTATGTCCGAATGATAGAGCGTGAGCGCAATGGAGAAATGCCGGATATTGACAAGGTTGCCGCTTTATTCAAGAGTGAGACGCAGGCAGGGCATTTAAGGTGGCTCGTGAACAATCAGAGAGAAAAAATCAGAGATATGATGGCGCAGGATGAAAAGGAATGCGCAAGTAACGAACAGACTGGGATGGAATAGCAAAGAACAGTCCTGGCGGCAGAATACAGGTAACATAAGTTTAACAACAATGGTTGTATGGATGCCTGCTAGTTATTATTAATCTGACCCCACGGAAAGACGTGAGCCGCACAAGACTGTATGCCATAAACCAGACCACACGAAAAAGAAAGCGAGGTGGAACATGAAGAAATAACAGAAGATTCCCAAGAGGGAGTGCTTACAGAGTAAACTCATTTGATACAAGATTATTCTTTATTTTGCAAAACGCCAAGCACTCCCTCGATTTTCAGTTTCAAGCCCGAAACGATGAAAGGAGAAGGGACTATAGGGTAGAGGATAGTAGTAGGGAGCTAGCGCACAAGCGCACACAAGCGCACACACGCACGTAAGATACCGCAGCCCGAACAACTACCCACAGTCACAGAGATAGCGGCTTAGAACGAAAATTTCAAGAAAATAACAAAAAAGAAAATCAAAAATAAAACAAAAGTAAAACAAAAGAAAACGAAATGGAAAAAGGAACAGTTATAATCGGCATCGACCCCGACAACCAGGAAAGCGGTGTCGGAGCAGTATTTGACGATAGAAAATTCTTAGCCTACAAGATGACCTTCCCGGCTCTGATTGACTACTTGAAGGCAATGAACGAGAGCTGCAAGAAGATTAAGGTCGTTATTGAAGGCGGCTGGCTCAACAAGAGCAACTGGCACGTGCTAGGCAGATTTATGACGGCAGTCAAGGCAGCAGCCATCGGACGCTCAACCGGAATGAACCATCAGACCGGAATCCTTATCGTAGAATGCTGCGAGCATTACAATATCCCCTACGAGATAATCAAGCCGCTAAAGAAGTGCTGGAATGGCAAAGACGGAAAAATAACACAAGACGAAATCGCGTACTTTATGAGTTCAGACGGAAAGATGCCGAGAATGAACCAAGACCAGAGAGACGCACTACTCCTCGCCTGGGTGTGTGCCGGATACCCGGTCAAGGTCAAGCCAAAGAAAACAGAGACAACCCTGCAGAAGACCATCAGAGCCTTTGACGGATGGAATGTTGATAAAAGTTAAAAGTGCACGAAGAACGAACAACTAAAGCGAAAAAGTAGTATCTTTGCACCAATGTTTACCAAATAAGCAGTTTTTCGAACTTAAAACAAGAAGAATATGAAAACAGATGAAATCGCACTTTCGAGGGTCAGCGAGAACGAAGCGAACCCGAGAACCATAACAGAGGCGAATTTCCAAAAGCTGGTAAAGAGCATCCTCGTCTTCCCGAAGATGCTCCAGCTTCGCCCGATAGTCGTGGATGAGACCTACAAGGCACTGGGTGGCAATATGAGAACGAGGGCACTCTGCCACATCGTGAGTATGACACCCGAAGCCATCATGGACGTTCTCGACACAGACCAGCGATTGACCGATGCAGAGAAGCTGGCAATCGCCAACTACTGGAGCCAGTGGAAGGAGCAGCCGACTGCAACCATAGTCAAGGCATCAGACCTCACGGAAGCACAGAAGAAAGAATTTATCATCAAGGATAATGCTGGCTTCGGAGACTGGAACACAGAAGAACTGGCGAACCAGTTCAGCGACCAGCCGCTGACGGACTGGGCAATCCCGCAATGGATTCTCGGTATGGCAGGAATCAGCAATGAGCAAAAGGAGGGGGGCAACACTCCAACGGAAGGAGAAGGAGCACCGAAACCAAGCCTAGTGGATAAGTTTGTCGTTCCTCCCTTCTCAATCCTCAACACATGCCAAGGATACTGGGTTGAGCGCAAGAAGCAATGGCGTGCCATCGTTTCCAGCAAGGACATCGGGGCAAGCCGTGAACAGACCCTGGTCCGTTCCAAGGAAATGCGATACAAGGAACTGTACTCCAAGAGCGAAAAGTTCAGAAAAGAGAAAGGCATCTCTTTCGATGAGTATCTCGAGTACTATGTATCGCCCGAACAGAAAGCCAAGGCAGACCGTAGCGTATTGGCGCAGGGTACAAGCCTTTTCGACCCAGTACTGGCAGAAATCATTATGCGATGGTTCTGCAAGCCACACGGAAAGATTATCGACCCATTCGGAGGGGAACAGACCAAGGGCGTTGTTGCTGGCACGCTAGGCTACGACTACCAAGCTGTGGAAATCCGCAAGGAGCAGGTCGACATCAACACAGAAGCGACCAAGGACTACGGCAGCGTGAAATATTTCTGCGGTGACTCAAACAACATCGGGCAGATAATCAAAGACAGCGATTTCGACCTCTGTTTCACCTCGCCACCATATTACGACCTAGAAGTCTATAGCAAGGAGGATATGAGCGCACTCGGCACATACGAGGAGTTTATGAGCCAGTACGAGAACATCTTCAAGCAATGCGTGGATAAGATGAAGGACGGTTCATTCCTGGTTGTCAAGATTGGAGAGGTGCGAAACAAGAAGAACGGAGAGTACCGAAATTTCGTTGGCGACAATATCTCCACCTTCCTGCGGCTCGGACTTCACTATTACAACGAACTTATCTTGATCGAGCAGGTCGCGTCCCGATGCCTTAGAGCCGATGGCGGTATGAAAAGCCGCAAGACACAGAAGTGCCACCAGAACGTGCTCGTTTTCTATAAAGGCGAAATGGACGAAATCAAGAAGACGTTCGAGGAAATGAGAATGCCCGAAAAGATGCACTCCAACGTTCTGGTATTCTACAAGGGTGACCCGAAACACGTTCAAGACCATTTCCAGCCCATCGAATACAACGATGAAGAAGCACAGCAGCTTGCAGACACCTTCAACAGCGTAGCACCAGCAGGAGAGGAAGAACAACCAGCAGAGGAAGGAGGGCAGAACGATGAAGACACTGACGATTGACATCAGCAGAACAGCGAAGGCAATCCGTGCCTGCATCATCAAGCGGCACATGGAAGAGAACCACATCGACCGCTGTGTCTGTTTCTCCTGCGGCAACGCATCAAGAGCCATCAAGGAAGCAGGCATCCCCTGCGTGGAAATTTCTCCCAGTGGCGATTTGAGTGCGAACCGCTGGTGGAGCATGAACGAGATACGCAACACCTTCCCCGATTCCTTCGATGCAACGAGCGGACACCTGCCAATGGATATGATGAACCAACTTGCAGCGGAATACAGAACGACTTTTTCCGACATCATCAAGAAGGGACAGACCTACACCATACCGACCGGAAGCGGTGAGACCGTAATCTGCCTGCGGATGGCTTTCCCTAAGTCGCGGTTCATCGCCCAATGGGACAACCAAGACCCAAGCTGCGAGTACTCAGACCAAGCACCGATGGCGCAACTTGTAAAAGCCACCGGGGAATGGGAGATAATAAACGGATGAGACGATATGCGGGCGTATGTGGCGCGTTCTCAAACTATGCGTATAACTAAGCATGATTGGAACGTTCGAGCCGTGTGCGCAAAATTCGCACAAAATAACCTCCAAGGGAGCGGAAACGAAAAAGGCAGGAGATTAACCCCTGCCCATCGCTTTGAGAATACACTGGTTGATGAAGTCGCTGCGGTCTTTCTTATCGACCCCTGCCAAGATGTTAGCCACGTCCTCGGTAGCACCGAAATAGAATGTTGCAGCGTATTTCTTCGTTCGCCCTGCACCCTTGCGAGCACCTCCCCAAGACTTGGAGGTAGTTTCATTCGTAGTACTCATAATGTTAAAAATTTGGTGATATGAAAAATAATTCGTAAATTTGCAAACGAAATCCCAAAGTGGGGTGGTGGTTCGAGCACCACCCCTTGGAGCTTAGAATAATCTAATCGTAAATGATAAGATTTCTATTTTCCAAATCTTCAATGAAATTTTCAGTACGTTCATAAGACTTTGGGATTTCATTTTACTTTTCCCTCATCCTCGGAGGGTTTCAGTAAATAAGGACTCTTCCCTTATTACGTTTGCAAAGATACGAAATTTATTTGAAATATGCAAGTTTTTCAACTAGAATTTTTATAAAAAATCAAGTAAATTTCAAGAAATAAATATGCCACAAGGTAACAACAATAAGCGAAGGGCACAGCGCATTGACATCGAGAACCGCCTGCAGATTATCGCACCCTTATACCGCAAGGGATGGACGGAGCGAGAAATCACGGCAGAGGTTCGCAAGCGTCTCGACAGCCCGAAGTACAATCAAGCACACTGCGACATTCAGCGGTTGCTGAAGGAGTGGAGGGAAGAGCGGCTGACCGATACCGATGCAAAGATTACAAGCGAGGTCGCAAGGTTGAAGCTGGTAATACGTGAAGCGTGGGATGCGTGGGAGAAATCCAAGGAAGACTACCACGAGAAGAAATCGAACCAGCAGGGACTTCCAGTCGTAGATGAGCGAGGGAGGATGGTTTCTATCGAGACCGTCAAGACGATGATGTACGATGCCGAGAAGCGAGGATTCGGAGAACCACGCTACCTCGACATCATCATCAAGGCTGAGACGCAAATCTGCAAGCTGCTCGGACTGGATAAGGTCGTGCTTGATTTGAACGCAGGCTTCCAAGGCGGCATCGAGGTTCGATACGTCAACTCGGGGCACGAGTGTGCATCCAGCGAGCAGGAAGTAATCGAGCGTGAGGGATTGGATAGAGATTAATTTTTATCATAATTTGTTTTAAGTTTTAGTTTGTTTGAAGAATGGCACTATTTGACGTTATTGGTGAACTGTATGCCACGAATGCGGACGTGAAGCCAAGGTTTCTCGTGAACCAAGGAGGCACGTCCTCGGGGAAGACATACACCATTATGCAGCGTCTTATAGTGCTTTCTTTTGAGCATCCGATGGCAATTATCACGGTGTGCGGTCAAGACCTCCCGAACTTGAAGGTGGGAGCCATGCGAGACCTGGACACCATCCTGCACACGAGGGCAGAGCTGCTGGACTGGTTCAAGAATAACAAGAGCGACAGCAGCTACAGAGGAAAGAACGGCTCAATCATCGAGTTCAAGAGTTACCAGGATGCGCAGGATGCCAAGAACGGTAAGCGAGACTATCTGTTCGTGAACGAGGCGAACGGTGTGCCCTACGAAGTGTTTTGGCAGCTTGCCATCCGAACCCGAAAGCAGGTGTTCATCGACTACAACCCAAGCGCAAGGTTCTGGGTGCACAACAACATCATCGGAAGGGATGACTGCCGGCTGATCCTAAGCGACCACAGAAACAACCGATTCCTTACTGAGCAGGAGCACAAGAAAATTGAAGAGATTGACGACCCCGAACTTTGGCGAGTGTACGCTAGAGGATTGACTGGAAAGATAACCGGGCTTATCTTCACCAACTGGGGCATCGTTGACAAGCTGCCACCAAGGGAGGAGTGGAAGATGGATTGCTGGGGGTTGGACTTCGGATTTACCAATGACCCAACGGCACTGGAGCACCTTATATTGGCGCACGGAGAGTTGTGGGTGGATGAGGAAATCTACCAGCCGGGACTGACGAACGAAGACATCGCAGACCGATGCAAGGAGCAAGGACTGACGAAACGGGACCTCATCATTGCGGATTCGGCAGAACCTAAGAGCATTCAGGAGATACACAACCAAGGTCTGTGGATAATACCAAGCACCAAGGGTAAGGACAGTATCAACAACGGCATTGACATCTTGAAGCGTTTCCGCATCAACATAACCAGACGAAGCCACGGCATCATCGAGAACATGCAGCAATACAAGTGGAAGAAGTCAAGGGATGGAGAGACAACGAACCAGCCTATAGACGCATTTAACCACGGCATAGACGCAATACGATACGTAGCCTTGAAGAAGTTATCCGTAGCAAGTCACGGAACGGCTAGGGCGCACGTATTGAGACAATAGAAACGACAAAATTATAAAACGTATGGATAAGAACACTACATTCAAGTATTGGCTGGCAGTGGCAAGGCACACCAGCTACAAAATCGGCAAGCAGTCACGACCAGCGTTTGTCGGAGGAAAACAAGTGCCCGGCAATCTCAACCAGCTATCCATCGGGCAGCTGATTGACCTTTCCCAGCTATCAGACAGCGAGGAAAGTCTGTATCAGATAGTGACAACCGTCCTCGGTCTGAGCCACAAGGAAGTGGAGCAGGCTAGGGCGGTTGATGTCGTTATGCTCATCGGCTGGGTAACATCAGAGGTGGAGCGCATCAACAAGCTCTTCGAGAGCACAGACACAGCGAAGCCAACGAGACTGGAGAAGGAGGCAGGCATCGATACCCTGCGCTTCGGACTGTTCGGCATGCTGGACTGGTATGCGGTAAGGATGGGCATCAGTGACCACGACCAAGTTCTGAAAACGCCATGGCTTCGCATCTACAAGTGCATGGAAATGGACAACAAGAGAAGCGTGTACGAGCGGAACCTGCAGAAGTTGCAGGTAGAGGAAATGAAACGTAAATCTAGATAATTATGGCAACAATCAGAGAAATATTAAAGCAGCTGGCAGCAGACACGCTACCAGACTACACCTACCTATTCGAGGACTGGGACACAGCGGACACCAAGCTGGAGAAGCTGAGCTACCCGGCAATCGTGTGCATCATCCCAGCCAGCGGAACGACAGAGATACGCAACGGCAGGGTTTACGACACCGTGAACGTTGCCCTGGCTTATCTCGACACCGTACCGAGGGGAGCGGAAGGAGAAGACAACGGAGAGTGCATCGACCGAATGAAGGTGGCAGGGGCGAGGATGATACGAGCCATCAACCAGTCGCACCAGTTCGAACCATTGGAAGGGCAGCAGTACTACGAGACCATCATCGAGCGGCTGAGCACGATCGTGTCGGGCGTAATGTACTCCCTGCAACTGACACAGAGCATAGGAGGGTGTGTGGTATGAGCAAGGGAGGAATACAATTCGACCCCAAGGCGGCATCGCTGATAATGAGGGAGGAAGTGGAGAGAGCACGGCAGCTTATCATCAACCACATCAGAATCAACGGACAGAACGCATCGGGGCGCACCATAGAGAGCCTAAAGGTGGAGCAGCCCAGCGAGGATGAAACCATCCTTTGGGGGCACAAGCCATTCGGGGTTCTCGAGACTGGACGAAGGGCAGGAAAGATACCATACGGCTTCCGTGGCATCATCCGCCAGTGGATGAAGGACAAGGGACTGCACGGCACACCTATCCCCTACAAGACCCAGCGACCGCACAAGTACACACCGCAAGAGCGTGGCGATATGAGTATGGCAGGGGCAATCGCCCACACCATCGCCAACAAGGGTTCTAGGCTGCACCGCACTGGCGGCAGGGCTGACGTGTACAGCAACGTTGTGCCCGATACGATGAAGCGGCTCGGGCAGCGACTTATTTTCTTAATCCACCAGTCGGTGGGAAGTATCAAACTAAACAATGAGACGGTATGAGACAGACAACGAAAAACGGCATCACGATTAAGTATGCGGACGCTGTAGGCTTAGCATTCCTTCCCTGCATCATCAAGGTAAGCGGCTCGGGCGTTGCGAGCATCGAGACAACCATCAGCAGGGAGACCAGGGCGCACACGTACAGCGTGGAAGCGTTTGCAGATAACTGCATCATGGACTACCGGGAATATGTGCAGGCACTCTTCGATGGCATCAGCTTCGGGAACCTTGACTACACCAAGGAGATTCAGCAGAGCAACCTCGGGGCAGCGTTCAATATTTCCGTGAAGGTCAAGAACAGCGAGGGGAGCGACATCGCGACATTCAGCTACACGACCTTCTATGTGTGGGGGGCGATGAGGGCAGGCGAGACTTGGAACGGACACAAGAAGCTGACATGGTTCACGCATTTCCCATTCTCATTTGGTCTTTATACCAATGAGGCTTCCCAGATTCTTGTCGGCTACGAGGGAGCACCAAACAAGTTAGTAAAGCCCGGCATCGATGGCATCGTGGACATCAATGCCAGCGTTCTGCCAAGCAAGGCGAGGTACTGGAACATATACGACTACGATGGCAAGATAGAGCTGGGAACGTTTACGGACGTTTTCGACCTTACCTTTGCGATGGCGAGCGGTGGCAAGCAGTCTCTCCTTGCAAGGATAGAAAGGAACGACACGGAGAAGGGTATCTACCTGCGTTGGGTTGACCGTCACGGCTTCTATCGGTACTGGCTCTTCACGCAAGGCGATGAGAGCAGGGCGATAAGCAGCGACACCAGCTTCATTCGCAACAACCTCGGAGAGTATGACGATACGATATTCGGCTACCTCGGAGCGAACGGCAGAAGGCAGGGCTACAGCAGGGAGGACACCATACCGCTTTGCGCACCGCTTGTGGACAGCGAGACGTTCGATTTCCTGCAAGACCTGGCCAGCAGCCCGGTTGTTGATATGTATCTCGGGGACAACAACTGGCAGAGCGTGACAATCAAGGCAGGAACGTACACCAAGACAACGGCAGAGTTGCAGGATTTCGTCTGCAACCTGGTTATTGACAATACACAGATTCAGCAGCTATGACAGACCAGCAACTTTACATCGATGGCATCTTGATGGATATGAGCGAGGAAACGGCAATCACGCTCGACACCAAGAGCAATCTTTTCCGTGACATCACGAAAATGACCGCCAACACGACATACACCATCAACCTGCCAAAGACAGCGCACAATATGGCGGTGCTGGAGTTCGCAGGGAAACCGAGCACCAGCAGCAAATACCCCTATATTTCCCACACAGCACGTTATTTCCGTAACGGACTGGAGATTATCCGCAACGGAAGGGCAAGCGTCCTGAGCGTAAAGGAAACCATCGAAATTTCGATTTATTGGGGATTGTTCCAGGCATTGGCAACGCTGCAATCTTCCGATTTGAAGTTGAACGAGTTGAATTGCACGAAGCATATTCGATTCAACAGAAACAACAGCCCCTACACCTACGAGAAGGCGATTTCCGATGGAGTTTTCTATGGAAGCTACGACCCTGCAGCGGTCAAGACATCAAGCGAGGAGTGGCAGGGCTATGACCGCAACGTTGGGGGGAACAGCAACACGACATATTCACTCGTTGACGGTAAGATAAGAACAGGAACAGAGTCAGGGAAGTACGTGTCGGGCGAGGTGTTGACCGATGAAACCTACTTGTGCGCAATCATACCTTTCGAGGCTGGAATGAGAGCGTCCATCAGCAAAGTGTTGGGAAAGGGAGACTATCGAACCTGGGCAATACTCAACACCAACAAGAACATCGTGAGCCTTGCTGCGGATGCAGGAACGATCGAGACGGAAACCAATCCGGCCATACCTGCACCCGACCCGATTTTATCAGAATCTATCGGTGCAGGCATCCTTTGCGCCAGTGGAGACACGAAAACGGCTATGACGACAATCAGCGTCCGATTTGCATTGATGGACGAAGCACCAGCAGGGCAGGTGGAATACGGAAGCTACGACCCTGCCACCGGGTTTACGGAAGCCTGGGGAGTGAAAGACGTATCAGCAGACAAGGGTGGAACAGAAATCACGGTGAACGTAACCAAGTATAAGCAGGCTGGAAGGCTCATCTACGTGAAGCCATCAAAGAGCGGAATGCTCTACTGGATAGCAGGCGAAGGTTCGGAAAACAACTACTACGTATCGGGCGGAACACAATACAAGACATCGAGATTCGCACCATACAGCGTGAAGTACACCAGCGATAGTGAGCCAATCGATATAGACCTTCAAGCACCAGCCACGGCAGAGTGGCTTATCATCAACGCAATCAAGGAATACAGCACCGGAACGACCATTCAAGTTAAGAGCGAGACGGAGAACCGGGCGAAAGCCAGCAGCAGGGAAGTACAGACTTCTTCGAGCGGTGGCACGTTTGACGGAGGCGGTTCAATTGGTGGAGGTGGCTCTTTTGGTTATGCCGACAAGGGAGCAATCCAGCCAAGCGTGACGGCACAATATATCCTAGACCTTATCACGGCACAGACCGGGGTTGCATTCGGATGGAGCAGCCAGGCGAAAGAAACCATCAAGGGGCTTGCTGTCCCATTGATTACAAGGAAGGCAGATTCACAGACGGTAGTAGGCAGCTTTGAGGGTACTTTCATCGCAACAACGAACCTCGGCATTCTTGAATTCCAGCCAACGAGCCTATCGGAGGTCTTCGATGGACTTGAACTTGCGACCAGATACAGCCAGCTGAAAGTAAAGATTGCCTGCACGATGATTTTCGATGTTCAGATGAACTGGTCGTGGGACGCATCGAATGCACGCCCGAATTGGCATATCGGAAACTCTTACGAAGGCTCAACCGAATGGAACGGAGTATATCAGTATGATCCTTGCTACGTTGAAATCAAAGTCGTATCAAAGCATACGAGCGACCAGGAGGAAAGAGAGTACACCAAGACATACATCGCAGGCTTGGAGATAGATGAAGGTTACCCTTCTTCTAGAGGGTATATTACAGACTATGACTCGGACAAGGTAAACGGACGGTTCATACACCTTGCAGCAGGGCGAGGGGAGATTCAACTTGAAGAGGGAGACATCGTGACCTTCGAGTTCAAACACTACGGTAAGGGAACCTTGCGAGGGCTGCGTGGGTACAACGGACGTATTTCTGCAAGCATCAGTCAGAGCGACGAAGTACCCTACGGAGGAAATTTCCCTATCGGCAAGAACCTGCCCGACATCAAGGTGACGGATTTTCTTAAATGTATATGTATTCTGACATCAACGTTCCCAAGCCAGCGATTCACCGATGGCAGACTTGCGTTTGCGGACATCGAGAGCCTATGGGAAGCCAAGGCGCAAGCGGTGGACTGGACGAAGAAGCTCATCCCAAGCGAAGCCTGCAACCATCCAAGGCAGACCGATTTCAGCGTAGAGGACTACTGCCAGCATAACATCTACAAGTGGAAGGAAGACGACACCGTCTTTCGGAAGCACGATGCGGATATGGAGATAGACAACAAGACGCTGGAATCTACGCAGGACGTTTGTACGCTGCCATTCGCTGCCACGGACGGAAACCGCATACCGATATACGAGTGGGAGAGTACGCAACGCACCTTTGGCAGAAGCAAGATAACGGTACAGACAGCCACCAAGTACAAGGCGTGCAAAGACCGAATCGTGAATCTTACAAAGGACGATACCGGCTATGCGGTATTGGCTTTCAACATCGACCTGCAAGGTATCTTCGACAGCAAGCTGGAAAAGTTGAGAAAGACGGTGGCGAACCCACACCAGATAACGGAGCGTTTCTACCTTTCCGATTTGGAGATACTGAACTTTGATGAAACGAAGCCAGTGTACCTTGCGCAGTACGGAGCGTATTTTGCGGTTCTCGAAATCAAGACCACAAGTAGCGGATACTGCGAGGTTACAATGATAGAGTTGAACAACTAAAAGACAAAAAACTATGGTAAGTGAAGACAAACAGCAGATACTTGACATCAAGGTCAAGTACGAGGATGCAATCTATGGCATCATCAGATACAAGGAGAAGATAGACCAGCTAAAGCAATCCATCAAGGACTTGCAGCAGCAGGAAAAAGACAAGACCATCACGACCAACGAGATGAAGGTGCAGACGGAAGCCATCAACGCAACCATCAAGGAGTATCAGTACAATGTGCGTGCCCTGCAGAAGGAAATTCAGAACAACGTGCGCACAGAGAACGAGCAGGAAGGCAGCTTGAAGCAGCTGCGTGCCCAGCTTTCAAATGCGACCAAGGCTTACGATGAGATGAGCCGTGCCGAGCGTGATAGTTCCAAGGGTCAGGAGATGCAGGAGCATATCCAAGACTTGATAGAGGAGCTGAAAGAGGCTGAGGAGGCTACTGGAAGATTTCAGCGCAGTGTCGGCAGCTATTACGATTCCATGATGAAGGCGGCTGGCGACCTACAGAACACCGAGTTTTTCGGTTTTGATGTTGTTGATGATACTGGAATCGGAAAGGTCATGGAAATGGGAAAGTCCGTGGAAGACCTAAGGGTAAAGTTTGGTGCGTTGAAAAATACGGCTCTTTCCTTATTGACCAACCCTTATTTCCTCGCCATGGCAGGTGTGGCAGGTGTCGGGATGGCTTTCAAGTGGTGGTATGACTACAACAAGGGCATAGAGGAAGCCACACGCAAGACCATGCAGTTCACTGGGCTTTTCGGTGACGAAATGAAATCAGTGAGAAATCAAGCCTTGGCAATCAGCGAGACTTTTGACGTGGATTTTGGCGAAACCTTGCAATCCGCAAATGTAATGAGCAAGCAGTTTGGCATCAGTGTATCAGAATCGCTAAAGCTCTTGCAAGATGGCTTTGTGGCTGGTGCGAATGCTAGTGATGAGTTCCTAGAGAACGTGAAGGAATACCCAACGTACCTGAAGGAGGCTGGATTGAATGCGGAGCAATTCGTGGCAATTTCAACCAACGCCACCAAGCAGGGAATATTCTCTGATAAGGGTCTTGACACCATCAAGGAGGGTAATCTTAGACTTCGAGAGATGACTACCGCAACAGCAGCCGCATTGGATGGCATAGGTATATCAAGCGAGAAAGTTCAGAAAGAACTGCAAAACGGTAGCAAGACCACATTCGACATCATGCAGGAGGTCGGTAACAAGCTAAAGGAGTTCCCTGCTTCATCAGCCAAGGTAGGAACTGCCATCGCAGATATATTTGGAGGTCCTGGCGAGGATGCAGGACTAAAGTACATCGAGACCCTCGGAGACATTGAGATGAACATGGATAAGGTCAAGGAACAATCCAGTGATGTTGCCAAGGCTCAGGAAAAGCAGGTGGAAGCCAACAAGCGTTTGAAGGATACCGCAAGTGCACTCTTTGACGTTACTGGTGGCGGCTTTGAAATGATGAAGGCTCAGGCGGCAACATTCGTGAGCAACCATCTAACGAAACTATTGAGGGCAATCATAAACCTTTATAACCAAAGCGTGGCATTTAGGGGATTGATTCAGTTGATAGGCTTTGCGTTTAAGTCTGTCGGGCAGGTTGCCTTGGTTGCCTTCAATATCATCATAGATGCCATTAAGCTTGTTGCAAGACCAGTGAGGGGACTGTTGCAGATGTTTGAGGGCTTTTTCTCCTTTGACGTGAAGAAGATGCGAGACGGCTTCAACTCCATCTTTTCGGGTCTTGGCAATACCGTAAAGGAGGCTTGGGGAGACTTGAAGAAATTCGGCAGCGGAATGGCTGATGCTATCGTGGGTGGCATGAAGAATACTTTTAACCATGCTGACATCAAGATACCAGTCAGCGCAGATGCGCCATACATTGCGACCGCCACAACCGACAATACAAAGCTCAAGAACGGCACTAATATCGCCAGCACTACCCCTAAGACCAAGAAGGAGAAGGCAGCAGCCGACAGGGAAGCCAAGGCAGAGGCAGAGCGCAGGAAGAAGCAGGAAAAGGAATTGCAGGAAGCGATTGCGCTTATCCAGTACCAGTACAACGAGCAAGTAATGGACGCAAAGAAGCGATACCTCGCAGGCATGTATGACAACGACCGAGACTACAGCAACGACCTCGAACAGCTGGAGAAGAACATGGTGGCACGAAGCATTGACGCATACGTGGCGGCAGGACAAATCGGAGCGGAAAAGGCGCAGGAAATGCAGGCAAAACTTCTCGACATCATGATTAAGGTGAAAGAGGACATCAAGAACCAAGCCAAGGAAATTGTGGACGAACTCAACAAGGAGTTCGAGGAAGCAGAGAAGAAGCGAAGGGATGCGGACATCATGAACGGTGGCACTGGCGAGGAAGACGATGCTGTCAAGCTGGAGAGATACAAGGCTTTTCTAGACAGCAAGATACAAGCCTACAAGGACAATGCAGCCGTGCAGGAGCAGCTACAGAAGGATTTGAGCGATGCAGAAGTCCAGGAGCAAGAGAAAGCGAACAAGAGAAAGGCAGCTTTGCAGGAAGAGCAACTGAAAATGATGAGCGACATGATACAGACCATGGGAGACGGTCTGTCCGAGTTCTTCGAGAGCGAGGATAAATCGCTTCATTCCTTCCTCAAATCGATGCTGACATCAATACTTGGCGCAATCGAGATAGCAGTTAACGCATACTTTGCACAGATCCTAGCGAAGGAGATTGCAAGCAAGTCGTGGGGAGGTGTTGCGAGTGCAGCAGCATTAATGGCACTTGTCAAAGCAGCCTTTGCAGGAGCAAAAGCACTCGTCAAGGGATTTTCCACTGGTGGCTACGTCCAAGGCCCGGGCACTGGAACGAGCGACAGCATCCCGGCAAGGCTATCCAATGGCGAGAGCGTAATGACCGCCAAGACGACATCGATGTTCAGCCCGATATTATCCGCATTCAACCAGCTTGGCGGTGGCGTGCCTATCGTAGTAAACAACGGAGGCAGCAATATCGGCATGGACATGCTGGCGGCAGCGGTCGCTAGAGGTTATCAGATGGCTCCACAGCCAGTAGTGAGCGTGGAAGAGATAAACCGAACCCAGCGGAGAGTGCAGACGATAGAGAATATCGGCAGGCTCTAATGGTGTTGTTATTTCATCAAGATTTGCGTTCTGAGCGGTTTTTGGTCGAAGGTGGTAAAGTTATACGCCCAAGGCTGTAAAAGCCGCTTAGAGCGCAAATTTCCGTCTTGTTTAGGAAAATTAACTGTTTGGGAGATAAACATATTGAAAATTATCGTATCTTTGCAGCGTTTTAAAACTTAAAAATAACGTTTCAATGGCAAAACTCAGAATATACAACGACATCGACAGCCAAGACAACAAGTTCTGGTATCAATGGCTTGGTGGTGACTGCGTGTGTTTTCAAGATATAGATGTTTTTGCGGCAAGCATACCGGAGAATGATGATACCATCGATATGCGTATCTTCTGCAATGGCGGCTCGGTTGTCGAAGGCTGGGCGATTTACGACCGACTGAGACAGAGCGGCAAGAAGATTACCTGCACCATTGAGGGCAAGGCTGCTAGTATGGCAACAATCATTATGCTGGCAGCACCAAAGGAGAGCCGCAAGGCATACGAGAACGCTGCCTTTCTCCTGCACAATCCGTGGGTTCCTGGCTGGTGTCTTGGAGACCAGCTGAACGCAAAGGACTTGAAGAACCAGGGCGAGGAAATGCAGATGTGGCAGGACAAGATGGTGGACGCATACGTAGAGCGGTGCGGGTGCGACCGGGAAGAGATTCAAGCCTTGATGGATAAGGACATCTTTATCAGTACAAGCGAGGCTTTGCGCCTGGGTCTTATCAGCAGCACCGTTGCACCAATCAGCGCAAGCGCATCAGAGCGCAACATAGAGCAATTCATTAATTCAAAACAACAAAATCCAAAAGCAATGGAGAAGAAAACAGAAGTAAAGGCTTCTCTCCTCGACAAGATTCTCGCCAAGTTGGGCGTGAAGTCACTGGAGGAAGCAGAGCAGGCGGTGGCAGAGCCACAAGCCAAGGTAGAGCCAAAGGCGATGGAACTCAACACAGCGGACGGACAGACACTGACCGTAGAGCGTGAGGAGGGAGACCCGCAGGTTGGCGACAAGGCAAGTCCGGACGGAACGTTTGAAATGCCCGATGGCAAGACAATCGTTGTCGAGGACGGTGTAATTACCGACATTCAGACCGCAGACAATGAGGAGCCGGACAATGAAGGCGGTGAGGGCGGTGAAGGCGGCAGCGCATCAAGCACCGACAACGACACCGTAGCCAAGTTGAAGCAGCAGGTAGCAGCACTCAAACAGCAGTTGAGTGACACCAAGGCACAGCTGGCAAGCGCACAGAAACTTGCGAAGAGCAAGGAGGATATGCGCATCCTGAATGCCGTGAAGATGGCGGGCGGTGCGGAGAAGGTGCTGGCAGGCTACAGCAGCCACTACCAGCCAGCACAGCGACAGCCAAGCGGCAAGGGCGCAGGAGAGCAGGTGGACGTTAAGGCGGACGCAAAGACTATCAGCGAGAAGGTCAAGGCTTATCGTTTCAAGAAGCGACCAAGCAAGGACTAAAACGTTGTAAGAAATCAAGTAAAAAACAAATTAGATAGTTATAAATTATGAGTAATACTTTTGATGTAAAGCAGTTCGAGAACTTTGTCCTCGAACCCGAAAATCTGAAGACCATCAAGGATGCCGTTCAGGAGACATTCTACAAGGATGAGGACATTGCGGATTTCGTCACCATCACTAAGGTCAAGGACGGAGACCCTATCGCCACCATTGGTGAGATGGAGATGGTCGGCAAGGCTGGCAGCGGTTGCGACCCAACGTATGACGAGAAGGGCGTCGCCAACAACTTGGCGCGCTGGAAGCTTGGCGACTGGCAAGTACCAATCAAGATTTGCTATGATTCGCTGAAAGGCTCAATCGCTGAGTACAGCTTGAAGACCGGCACAGACATTGGAGACCTCACCAGCACCGACTTCATGGTAATCTACACCGATGCACTGGAGCGTGCTATGAAGCAGATGGTTTGGCGTTTCGGATGGTTTGGTGCTGAGGATGCGCAGACTGTTTCCGAGGGCGGCAAGCTGACCGATGGCTTGAAGAAGGAGTACTTTACCACTTGCGATGGTCTCTTCAAGAAAATTTTCGCAGCTACAGCCACAAAGAACCGCACCGAGATTGTAGCCAACAAGGAAACCACGATGGCGGAGCAGATTGCGGCAATCCGCAAGCAGGGTGTGGCAACCGACCTTGTAGACGATATGCTTATGAACGTGGACTCACGCATCATCGATGATCCGAACGCTGTGCTTCTTATGACACGCTCGCTGGCTGACGCATTGACTTACGACATCAAGAAGACGTACCACGACATTATGCCTTGGGAGAAGGTCTTCGATGGCTTCCAAACATCGACCTACAACGGCATTAAAATTGGCAGTGTCAGCATTTGGGACAGAATGATTAAGGGCTATGAGAAAGGCGCAACAGCGTACAACCTTCCTCATCGTATGGTCTTCTGTAACCCTAAGCAGCTGATGGTCGGCACACCGCAGGATTCGCTCATTAGTGAGCTGGATGCTTGGTTCGACCACAAGGAGCGTAGAAACTATATCTACTCAACTGGTAAGATTGGCACGGCTCTCCTCGAAGAGAATATGATCCACGCAGCTTACTAATCGCTCCAAATCTTCATCAAGTATTAAGTTTACAAATCCTCAACACCCACAAAAACGGTGTTGGGGATATAACAATTAAAAACGAATTAATATGGCAACAACTTGTGAGAGCCTTATCGCCCAGGACATCATCATCCCTTGCGAAGACCAGGTAACCAAGGGATTGGAGGGCGATGGACTTATCATCAACCGAGACGACATTGACTTTACCAAGTCTGTTGTCGTGGGTAATACAATCAACACATTGGTGCTGAGGACTGGCAAGAAGGCATACGCTATCCGGCAGGAGGGCAGCAAGCCATTCACTGGAACCAAGACAGAACTTACCGTTGGTACGTACCGCAACAGCTGGAAGAACACCGTGGCAGTCGTTGTTCTGGCGAATACACCCGATGTTTGCGCAAATATCATTGATGGATTGGCGAACGGAAAGTTCGTTATCATCCTGCGCAACCTTTCAAAGGGAGCGGACGGAAAGGCAGAGTACCAGGTATTCGGATATGCGCAGGCACTGAAGGCAAGCGCAGGCGAGAACGACAAGTACTCGGACGACACCGAGGGTGGCTGGCTTATCACGCTGGAAGAGGAGAGCGTACCGAAGGCAGCTTATTTCTTCTTCGACACAGACAGCGAGACCACGGCAGCCAAGTACGCCAGTCTGACAACAGC